ATAGCCTCGCCGGTGCCAATAAGCTTGCTGATCGCGTATAGCTTGCGGAGGTCGGGGGTCATGTGATTGTCTCGCTGCGCTTGGCGATGCGGTGCCATCAGAACCACCCCAGCCGTTCGACGGCCGCACCATCACCGGACCGCCACATTGCGACGGGCGACGGCTTAACCCTGTGAGCGCCAGTGCTCGGGTCAAAGCGATCGCGCAAGTCAAACGGCCCGTAGAACATCTCGCCGTCCCGCTCTCGCTTTTCTTGACACCACTTGTTCCGCAGCGCTTCGCCGGGGACAGCGGAGCCGCATCGGTAGCAGCGTTTCCACCCATCGCTTCGAAGCCGCATCTTTTTCGGCTTGTGCGTCCGTGGATTCCAACATCGACAGCGCGACATTTCTAAATCTCCAAAACCTCTTTCAGCGGGCCGACTACGCCCAGAAACCCCACGCCGACCCGCTGTCCAAGGTGCACGAGCATCTTTAGATGCGAGTGTTAGGAGAACGCGTATGCGTTCTCCTAAGGAGGCCGCTCCTGTGGGGCTTAGGGCACCAGGTCACGGCCACGTTCAGAAACTCAGGACTTGTCGGAAGGCTGAGCGTCGATGGTCGCCGCGCTCAAGTTCGCGATCTGCAAAGCTTTGACGGCGCTCTCGTCCATGTTCGCGAACATCTTCTTGCGAAGTTCTTCGCGCTGATGGTTCTTCTCAGCCGCCTTGATCTGCGTGATGGCCTTCTGCTCGACGGCCTTCAATTCCTCGAAAGCCGCCTGATCGACCACACCAATAATCCACTTGATTTCGGCGGTGGTAGTAATGTCGAGTTCGACATCAACCGCCGTCACCTTGCAGGTCGTGACTTTGTGGCGCGTGTCTGACGGGACGAGGATGATGTCCCCTTCGCTGATCGCATCGTCGAAGGTCTTGAAGATCGATCGCGGCGCCTTGCGCTGATCGGTATCGGCCTCGTAGATGGCCTCGATGGCGCGACAATTCGGGTTGATGAGGAAAACGGCGGTTGAGTAGTTCATTGGTCTTGGCTCCCGTCAGTTGATGAAGGTGGAAATGGCTGCGCCGATAGCACCCATGTTCGTGATGATGGCTGCGCCGATCAGGATCGCGATGACTACGATCATTTCGGCCACGATCGCTGCGGAGACCGGGTGCATCACGCGGCCTCCGGGAAGGCGCGCGCCGCGGCAAGGCCGATGGTCTGCTCGATGAAATCACGCTGCCAATCGGACAGCGACTCGCCGTCACGCGACCAGAGCGCGGAGACCTCCCACGCCATGTCCTCGGTCACGTCTCGGCAGGTGCCTTCGGCCGGGTTGATCTCAATGACCTGGGTCAGGCCCTCGTACTGGCCGTCCGCGATGTCCTTGACGACCGTGGCGCGGTCCAGAGACGAGACGTTCTGTTCCGGCAGGTACTCGCCGCTCTGGTGAGCGACGAGGACGATGTAGGCCATGTGATCCTTGATCGGCATTGCCGCTCTCCATCGGAGTGATTGAGGTAAGTTGCCATATGGCAAAATAGCCGTCAAGCGATATTTGCCATTTGGCAAAAATAATTGATTGTTCAAAATCTGCCTGCTACAGTCCCCCGACGCAAAGAAGACCCCGGAGCGACCCGAGGCCCAATTATATACTTTACACCACAGGGAAAGAGTCCTAGAAATGGCTGCGGATGGCAGCAAGACGCCGGAAGCTGGCGCGCCCGAATTTACTTTTTCTTGCCCTGTCTGTGCTGGGCCTCTGCGCCTAGATCCATCAGTCCGGCAAGCAATCCTTGACGAACTGGTGGGGTGGGACTCGCGCTTTGATCGTGCAGAGTCGGTAGCCGACTCAATCTTAGATCGTCTAATGACAGTAAGCCGGCAAGCCCCAAGCTGGGAGCTAACTGACGATACAGTGGGGAAGTCAAAATCTTCTTGTTGCGTCGTCGGTCTGCGGCGCGGCGGGAGCGGTTCTTAAGTCGCCACCAAAGCCGTTGAAAAACATCAAGGCCGCGACAACCAAGCGCAAAATTGCAACAACGACCAAACAAAAGACCATCAAATGAATCATGAGGGATTCACAAGTCATTCAGAATCGGCATAATAGGAAAAAGGCGACAGAACGGATGTGGGTCCGAACTGCCGCCCTTACTCAACTAAGGGAAATTACTTCCCCTTCTTGATAGTCTCGACGACATGGGTTGCAGGTTTTGACTGCGCCGTCTTGACCGTGGTGAAGCAAGCCGCCATTGCTCATCGCTTCGCGAATACGATGCGAGAGGAACCAAGCAGTTTTATAGGTGACACCCAAAGCGCGGTGCAGTTGATGGCTGGATACGCCCTTCTTGGACGAGGCCATGAGATAGAACGCCTGAAGCCAGATGTGCAGCTTGATATGGCTGCTTTCCATCACGCTCTTGGTGGTCACGCTGAAGTCTTTGCGACACTCCTTGGCGCTGCAGCGATAGACGCCGGGCTTTTTGGTGGCGAACGACAGATTGACCGAACCGCAGTGCGGGCAAACCCTTTCCTCGCCCCAGCGCAGCTTTTCGAGATAAGCGCGGGCGGCTTCCGGGGTCTGAAAATGGGGTGCGTTGAACTGAGACATTGGGCCAATCCGTTTCGATGGCCATTTCTACGAATCTGGCTTTGTGGTGTCAAGTATATAATTGGGCTTCCGGAGCCTGGCCATAGCCAATTGGCAAAAAAGCTATTGACAGTTTGCCATATGGCAAATTACCATACGGGGCATGACCCTAGCCGAGTATCTCACGATCACGACCCAAAGCGCGACAGTGTTTGCCGCGCAAGTCGGCTGCGAAGTTTCAACAATTACACGCATCCTTCGTGGCGAGCGCGGGCCATCCCTCGAACTCGCGTTGAAAATCGAGAATGTTACCAGCGGTAAAGTTCAGCCGAGTGACTTCCTAGCCACCCCCCACGAGGCCGCGCCATGACGACGCGCGACGCAAGGCCGGGGCAAGCCTCACATCGCGCGCCGGGAGCGATCAGCATGATCACGCCATCGCAGATTGCATTTCACGCGGCTCACAAAGCTCGGCTCGCCAGGATCGCGGCAGCGGCCACACTTCATCATGAACGCAAGCTACAGGCACACGCGCGAGAACTTACGGTTCGTTGCGAGCGCACTAGACGCAGACCGTATGAGGTTGCCGGAAGGGCAATGGAATGGATGCCGCTTACCCGCCGCATCTTGAAAGCCATTGCGAGTGAATATGGTCTCACGATTGAGGATTTAACCGGACAATCACGAAAAGGAAGGGTGACGCACGCCCGTCATGTCGCGGTTGGATTGATCTTCGAAATGACCAAGCTGTCATATCCGGCAATTGGCCGGCGGGTCGGCAATCGTGATCATACCACAATCATCAACTCGGTTCGTCAGGCTCGGAAATTATTTGCGTCTGAAGCATTCCGCAACCGGCTTGATCAGATCAAGCAGGAGATCGCATGACCGAAACGACACCTGCAAAGCTTGTCTATCTCACCGCGTCTGACGCGGCGCCGATCCTCAACGTGCAGAACGAGAAGGATGAACTGATCCGCTTTACACTCACCCGCGATCAGCTTTTTCAGATCAATGCGCAATCGGCCAATCTTTTGCTTAGGGATCGCAAATGACCCGCATTCTCGGCCTCGATCCCGGTGTGTCAGGCGCCATCGCGTTTTTCTTCTGCGACGCGCCGGACCGTGTTGCCGTTGAGGACGTGCCGGTCGTGGCCGGCGAGATCAGCGCGCATCTGCTCGCAGATCGCATCAAGACCTTTGGCCCCTCTATCGCCATGGTGGAGCGGGTTTCCGCCATGCCGGGGCAGGGCGTCTCGTCGATGTTCAATTTCGGCGTTTCGTTCGGTCAGGCCCGCGGTGTGATCGGCGCGCTGAACATCCCGCTTCATTACGTGGCGCCGGCCAGATGGAAGAAGCATTTCCGGCTCTCCGCCGACAAGGACGCCGCGCGCGAAACGGCGATCAGGCTGTTCCCGAGCTGCGCCGCGAGCTTCGCGCGCAAGAAGGATCATGGCCGGGCCGAAGCGGCGCTGATCGCGCGATATGCCTTTGAAACCCTCTTTCCAGCAAGTGCAGCGGCTTAAACCCAAGGAGACAAAACGATGGAACGCAAACTAAAGATCATCACAGCTGACGAACGAATGGCGCAAGACAAGGGTGTCAAGGCGCTCATCGTTGGCCCGGCCGGCGTCGGCAAGACAACGCTGCTCCGCACGCTCGACCCGGCATCGACGCTCTTTATCGATCTCGAAGCCGGCGACCTCGCTGTGCAGGACGTGCGTGTCGATGCGTTCCGCCCGCGCACCTGGGAGGAATGCCGTGATCTTGCCTGCTATCTCGGCGGACCGAATCCGGCGTTGCCTGCCACGTCCTGCTACTCGCAGGAGCATTTCAACGCTGTCGCGGAATCGATGGGTGGTGCCGACGCGCTGGCGAAGTACGAAACCTACTTCGTCGATTCCATCACCGTGGCCGGTCGGCTCTGTTTCAAGTGGTGCGAACAGCAGCCTGAGAGTTTCAACGAGCGTGGCAAGAAGGATGTGCGCGGCACCTACGGCCTGATGGGCCGCGAAATGATCGGCTGGCTGACGCATCTTCAGCACACCCGCGGCAAGAATGTCATCTTCGTCGGCATCCTTGAAAAGATCGTGGACGAATTCAACGCGACATATTGGGAATTGCAGATCGAGGGCAGCAAGACAGGCAAGGAGCTGCCCGGCATCGTCGATGAAATTGCTACGATGAACTTTATCGATTTTGGTGACGGTAATCCGGTCCGAGCCCTGATCTGCACCCAGCCCAACCAATGGAGCTATCCGGCCAAGGACCGCGCCGGCCGACTCGAGCAGATCGAAGAACCTCACCTCGGCAAGTGGCTGGCCAAGCTCACCGGCAAGGGCCAGCGCCACGCCGTAGACCACACACTTTCCCGACCCGTTGAAACCAAAACCGCAGCTTAAAGGAGAACCAACATGGCTTACGATTTCAACAGTGCAAGCGAACAGCGTAGCGGCGATCTGATTGCGGACGGCACCATTGCGCCCGTTCACCTGACTATCCGTCCCGGCAATTCGGGCGAGGGTGGCTGGCTGAAACGCTCCAAGAGCGGCGACAGCATGGCTCTGGACTGCGAGTTCACCGTGACGGAAGGTCCGAACGCCAAACGGAAGTTCTGGTCGCTGTTCACGGTCGAAGGCACGACGGAAGGTCACCAAAAGGCTGCCGATATCTCGGCATCACGTATCCGCGCGATCCTGGAAAGCGCGCACGGCGTCCGTCCCGATGATGAAAGTGAGACGGCGCATAACGCACGGCGCATCGCTTCTTGGGGTGACCTGAACAATCTGCGCTTCGTCGTCAAAATCGGCGTTGAGAAGGGCAAGGACGGGTATAAGGACAAGAACACGCTGGCCGAGGTCATCACGCCGGATCGCAAGCAGTGGGCGAAGGTCGAACAGGTCGCGCGCCAGCAATCGTTCCAGCCTGTCGGGCAGGCGGCCCAGGCCGTTGCACAGAAAGCTGGTGCGGCGGCGGCCAACAAGCCGGCTTGGGCCTGATCCATGGCGGCAGCCGCGAAAACTCACCGGCAGCACGAAGCGGACTGGGATGTGAAAGCCTCCCAGTCTGCCATTGATGCCGCAAAAGCTGTCGTCTCTGGCGATGCGATCAACGCGCGCGCCACGGTTTTGTCCCTGTCAGACATTGAATGGGGATGGATCGTTGCTGCGGTGATTTTTGCCTGGATCAAGGCAAAGGCCGAGCAAGCCGTGGCCGAAGAGTGCGGTTACGAGGAAAAAATCAAGTTCATGGCTGGCGCAGATCCTCAGCCATGGGAAGCCGGTGCCGTCGCATCTGTTCTGCCCACGTTGGCAGCGATCGACGGCATCGATTGGTCGGCGCCAGTCGGCGCGTGGAGCAAAGAACAGGTAACTGCTTTCGCTTGGCAGGCACACAAGCTCATCGGGCAAGCCATCGAAAGACGAAACGAGGGATCAGCCGACAAGATCGTGCAGCGTCTTACCAAGGCAGAAACGGAGCGTGAAATATCGGCTGCACATGGCGGTCCGCTGATGGACCGCGACGAGTTGTCGGACGACATACCATTTTAGGTGAACGATGAAAATCGAACTTACACGCGGGTTTGTGGCGATTGTAGATGAAGAGGACTTTGAGCGACTAAACGCATTACGTTGGTACGCTCATGGCACGAGTAGGATTTATGCTCGATCTTTGACCTATGGATTCCTGCATCATCACATCTTGCCAAAAAGCCCCAGCTTGGTTGTCGATCATATCGACGGCAACAGCTTGAATAACACTCGAAGGAATCTCCGTTATCTGACGAACTCTCAGAACAAGTTTAACGCTGGAGCATATCAGCGCGACGGACAGACTTCGCAATACCGTGGCGTTCATAAACGCAAAACCGGATGGATGGCTCGCATAACCATAAACCAGCAAACAAAATCATTAGGGACATTCAGAACGGAAGTCGAAGCGCATCTCGCATATGAAGCGGCGCGCTCGCGAATTGTTGAGGTATATGCCTATGCTTGATTTCAACCGATCAAACTTAGCATCAGCGGACATAAATACAGCCATTAATACGTGTCTCGATGCCGCTGCGCTAACGGAGCAACGAGAAGCACGACGTACATACTTGGGTGCTTCATCGATAGGGTCTGAGTGCCTAAGAAAAATTCAACTGGACTGGCAATGCGACTCGACACACCCGGCGCGCACCAAGCGCATTTTCTCGCGCGGTCATATGTTCGAGGAGATCACCGTTAAGGCGATGGCCGGCGCTGGTTTCCGCATGGAACGTGGCACATCAGCCACCGGGTTTACTGCTGCTGACGGCCTGTTCAAGGGGCACTGCGACGGGATCATCATGGCCGGTCCCAAGATCGATGGACTAAAATTCCCGTGCCTATGGGAGCACAAGGCTATCGGCGCATCCGGTTGGCGCAAGCTGGAAAAGGACGGCATCGAGAAAGCCTATCCGCAATACTACGCTCAGGTTCAAATCTACATGGCCTATCTCGGCCTCGATGAAAACCCGGCGTTATTTACGGCCGTCAACTCCGACAACTGCGAAATCCTACACCTCGCCGTGCCGTTCAACGCGGAAGCCGCGCAGTCGTGGTCTGACCGTGCCGTTGCCGTTATCAGGGCGACGCAGGCCGGCGAACTCCTCGATCGTATCACAGACAAGGGCCCGACCGACTGGCGCTGCAAGATGTGCAGCCATAGCGCCAGGTGCTGGGCCGACGATTCAGTATCCATCGCGTTCCCACTCACGGCGAGGTAACGGATCGAGACGTTGACGGGGCACGTACCGGGATGAGTCAAAGCAATATTCTCGACTTCAACAGCGCCAGGCGCCAAGGGGAGGCCGGTGCGAGGCATCAGGTCGATGTGGACGACATCCGGTCGCGTCTGCACGCCGATCCGCGCGCATTTATTGAGTGGATGTTCGCGGGTCGCGCCTATCTCGGCAAGAGCGAAGCCCGTGTCGGCGACGTTTTCGGAACGCCTGGCGCATCGCTGTCGATTCAGCTTATCGGGCCTGATGCCGGCCTCTGGAAAGACCATGCCACGGACGAGGGCGGCGATCTCATCGCGCTCTATCGGGCGTTCCGCGGCTACCGCGACAACTCGAACTTCGTTCGATCGCTGAAGGAAATCGCGCGCGACTTTTTTAACGATCCTGTCGAAATTGAGCGCACGACCTGGGCGCCGACGCCAACGGAATACATCGAGAAGAAGAAGACAGAACTCGGCACCAAACCGCGCGCCGATCTGGTAGAGCTGGGCGCCCCTGTCGCGACCTACACCTACTATGACGTTCGCGGCAATGTCATCGCTTCCGTTGTCCGTTACGAACCGGATGGCACCCGCGCGTCGAAAACGTTCCGGCCGTATTGCTTCAAGACGATCGAAGGCGTCACGAAATGGGTTGCTGGCGCTCCTGATCTGCGCCCACTTTACAGGCTACCCGACATTGCTCTTGCCCAAACCGTTGTGCTTTGCGAAGGCGAGGGCTGCGCCGATGCCCTTGTCGCACTCGGCATCCCGGCTACCTCTGCGATGCAAGGCGCCAACGCTCCGATCGACAAAACCGACTGGTCACCGCTCGTTGGCAAAACAGTCATCGTTTGGCCGGACAACGATGCTCCTGGCTTTCAGTACGCCAGAAACGTCGCGGAACGGCTCTCCGCGCTGGGATGCACCGTGCTCGGCGTCACGCCGCCCGAAACAGCGCCGGCAACCTGGGACGCTGCTGATTGCGTCGCGGAAGGGGGCGATGCTCAAGGGATCATTGCTCAGGCCACGCCGATCCAGGCCAAGCCACGGCCGCGAATTCAGATTCTAGATATTGACGACATCGAAACCCTGAAGCCGCCGTCCTGGCTGATCGACGGCATCCTGACCGACAACGGGCTGTCGGTGATGTGGGGTCGGTCCGGAGCCATGAAATCGTTCGCGGCCCTCGACATGGCGCTGTGCGTGGCTTCGGGGCTCGACTGGCACGGCAAGGCTACCCGCCATGGTCTGGTAATATACGTCGCTGCGGAAGGCGCCCACGGCCTTGGCCGGCGTGCCATAGGCTGGCGCCGAACCCGTGGCCGCGACGCCGGCAAGCCCAGATTCAAGCTCATCCCCCATCCCGTCGCGCTCACCAGCGACGACCTGGACGCTATGGTTGGCGCAATCCTCGAGCTCCGCGACCGCCCGGTGCTGATTGTCATCGACACGCTGGCCAGAACGTTCGGAACCGGGGATGAGAACAAGCAGGCTGACATGAACGCCTATGTCTCGGCGGCGGACCGGCTCCGTGACGCGACGGGCGCGAATGTCATGGTCATCCACCATTCCGGCGTGCACGAAGACCGACGCGAGCGTGGCTCGAACGTCCTTCGCGGCGCTTCCGATACCGTCATCAAGATCAGCCGCAAAGACAGCAACCTCGACATCATTAACCAGGCACCAGAAGGCAAGCAAAAAGACGCTGAAGAATTCAAGACGATCAAGCTACGCACGCAAAAGGTATTCTTCGAAGCAGCACAAACCGAGCAGTCGACCCTGATCCTGAATCTTAGAGAAGATGACGGATCGGCCGAACCAGATGGAACGGCTCAGCCTGAGCGGCTGGGGAAGATCGAACAAGCAATCCTCGACGCTCTCAGACAGGCCGGTGAGCCGCTTGGGTTGACCCGTCTGGCTCTGATGACGGGCGCCCACAACAAGTCTGTGACCCGTGCCCTTGAGACGCTCACCGACAAAAATATGGTGGAGCGTTCCGATGACGGGGACGAAAACCGGAAGCTTTGGAGGCTGGCATGACGCCAAGTTCCATTGGTGGCGTTGGTGGCGTTTTAGGTGGCGCGCCACCTGGTCAAGTTGGTGGCGTTTGGTGTGCGCCCCCTTTAGGGGGCGCCACTAGCGCCACCTTGACCGCCACCACGTCGGGCAGAGCGCCATGACCGTGCTCTGCTGGACGCGACAAACCATCCCAATCCGACAAGGGGCAATCCAGATCATGGTGGGACGACCGCGCAAACGGGGAAGGCGCCAGCCGAACGGACAGCTGGCCAGAGCCTACGTCAACCCTAGGGCTCAGGTAGCTGCCCAACCACATCGGCTTTGGGTGCCCCGGCAATACCGCGAGCACCCAGAGGCGGAATCCGAATTTGGCCGGTTGATGCTGAGAGGGAAGGTTACGCCGGCACAGTTCGAGGCCGGCCGGCGTTACGCCGAGCTGGCGGCGCGGTACAGGGCTGTGAAGGGGTATCCGCCGATCCATCCGATCGCGATGAACCTATTGCGCCATGGTGGTGTCGGAGCGGAAGCACCGGACCATGTGATTGCTGCCGCAGTCCGGGCTTACGACGATGCGTTTTGCGCCTGCGAACCGCACAAGGTTCAGCGAGCGGTTACGCATCACGCGGTGTTTGAGCGGAAGGTCGAAGATCTTACTTCGCTCCGGCTGCTGTTGATCGGTCTCGATAAGCTGGTGGACCATTTCCATATCGACCCCGAACTGACTCTTGACAGGAAAAGGCAAATCACCGATTCTCGCATTTAATGCAGTGTGCAGAATTACGCCCGTCCCGGTCTTCCGCGGCGGGCGTTTCGCGTTTCGGAGCATCAATAGTCGTGGCAGGGCGGCCCTCAACTTTCACCCAGAAAATAGCCGACGAGATATGCGAGCGGATCGCGGATGGGGAAAGCCTACGCTCAATCTGCGGGGACGATGGTTTCCCCACGAAATCGACCGTGTTCAAGTGGTTGAACGATTTTCCGGGCTTTTCGGACCAATACGCGCGCGCGAGGGAAGCTCAGGCCGACAGCTTGTTCGATGAAATCATCACGATCGCTGATACGCCGCTAATCGGTGAAAAGGTCAAGGTTCTCCCAGATGGCAAGGAAGAAACAACGCGCGGCGACATGATCGAACATCGACGGCTGCAGGTTGACGCCCGCAAATGGATGGCCGGCAAGCTCAGGCCGAAGAAATACGGCGAGAAGGTCACGCAAGAGCATAGCGGGCCGGATGGCGGTCCCATCAGCATTATTGAGCTAGTCGGTGTCAGTCCTTCGTCTTCGGATACCTGACAAGCTGGTCCCGGTCTTTACCGGGGAGGCGATGTACCGCGGCGCTTATGGCGGACGCGGATCGGCAAAGACCAGAACATTCGCCAAGATGGCCGCCGTTCATGGCGTGCGGTGTGCGGAGGCTGGACAAAGCGGCGTCGTGGTGTGCGGCCGCGAGTTTATGAACTCGCTGGATGAAAGCTCTTTCGCTGAGGTGCGGGAGGCAATCGCGTCCGAACCGTGGCTGGCGGCAAAATACGATGTCGGGCAGAAATACATCCGGACGCGCGACGGGCGTATTGATTTTGCTTTTATTGGCCTGCGTCACAATCTCGATAGCATCAAATCGAAGTCGCGCATTCGCCTGCTGTGGGTGGATGAGGCTGAGCCGGTTTCTGAAACGGCTTGGATGAAGGCGATCCCGACCGTCCGCGAGGACGGTTCGGAAATCTGGGTGACCTGGAACCCGGAGCGCAAGAACAGCGCTACGCATAAGCGGTTTCGGCTCGACCCGCCGGAAGGCGCGAAGATCGTGCAGATGAACTGGCGGGATAATCCATGGTTTCCGTCAACGCTTGAGAAGACGCGGCTTGAAGACAAGGCCAAGCGCCCCGAGCAATACGAGCACGTTTGGGAAGGTGACTTCGTCACCGTGGTTGAGGGCGCCTATTACGCCAAGCCGCTCCTGGAGGCCAAGACAAGCGGACGGATTGGCTTCTATGCCAAAGACCCGCTGATGACGACGCGGGCAATTTGGGACATTGGCGGCACGGGCGCAAAGGCCGACGCCTGTTCGATCTGGATTGCGCAGTTCATCGGCGGAGAGATTCGCGTTCTCGACTATTACGAGGCTGTCGGGCAGCCGCTTTCCGCGCATGTGCAATGGCTGCGGGATCATCAGTACGCCAACGCGCTTTGCGTCCTTCCGCATGATGGCTCGACTAACGATAAGGTTTACGACGTCTCCTACGAGAGCGCGCTGCAGCAAGCTGGGTTTGAGGTCAAGGTGATCCCGAACCAGGGCAAGGGCGCCGCGAAGATGCGCATCGAGGCTGCACGGCGCTTGTTTCCGCGTATCACGTTCAACGCAGCGACGACAGAAGCGGGACGCGACGCGCTTGGCTGGTATCATGAGAAAAGGTCGGATGATGATCGCAATATCGGTCTTGGCCCTGAACATGATTGGTCGTCGCACGGCGCGGATGCGTTTGGCCTGATGTGTGTGAGCTATGAAGAACCAGCTAAGAGCCGGAATTTTAATCGCCAGATTAACTATCCGAGGGCGAGCGTAGCCTGATGCCTAAAACGATGGACGCTCTCGAACTGCGCACGATCCTGTCGGCGCAGAAGGCAGACGCATTGGCTGCTGTGCAGTCGGCAAAGCTGTCGCGTGAGCGTGAGCG